CTATACCGGGCCGGATAATTGTATTCACACTACTTACAATTTGGATGTGGCTCGTACCGGTAGGTTATCTTCATCAGAGATAAATCTGCAAAATATCCCAAAGGATAACATTGTTCGGAAGGCATTTGTTTCCAGATATGAAAATGGGCTATTGTTATCTAGTGATTATGTGCAGTTGGAAGTAATGATCTTAGCCGGATTATCTGGTGAAAGAGAACTCAAGAAGGCTTTTGCTGAAAATCTTGACTTGCATTTATATGTATCCTCTTTGATATATGGTCTTGATTATGAGGAATTATTAGTTTTGTATAATGATGGGGATGAAGATGCCAAAAAGAAAAGGTTCATGGGTAAGCAGATGAATCTTGGTACGATGTATGGGCTTACTAAATATGGGATGAGTGATAGAACAGGAATTACTATTGATGCTGCTGAAGAATTGATAGAGAAATATAATCAGAGGTTTCCCGGTGTGTATGAATATCGAACTGATCTGTGTAAAAAGGCCATGAGAAATGGTTATGTGACTGATTTGTTTGGTAGATGCAGACATTTACCTGATGCCCGATCTTCCAATAAAGGTAAGCAGAATCGGGCCTTGAGACAGGCTGGTAATGCCCCGGTACAGTCCACCGGAAATAGTTTTTGTTTGCTATCTCTGTGTCTGGTCAGAGAAATGTTTAGGGAAAGAAGTATTAGAGCGGTACTGATAAATACCGAACATGATAAATTGCAGATTGATATGGACCTTGATTGGAAAAAACAGGTTATTGAAACTATCAGTGAGGCTATGCTGATTCATAATGAAATGGATTACTGGCGACCTTGTGGAGTGGAATTGAAAGTGGATATTTCCGTTGGCAAGAATCTTTACGAGATGAAACCTATTTAGAAACTGAGAAAATATGAGTATTGGTGAAGCATTACTTACGATTGTTTGTGGTCTTATTGGTTTATTTATGCTTTATACTTTGAAAGGAAGAAAGCAATGAGCAAGGAAAAGATTACTAGAGGTGACTTGGATCATGCCATTGAAGGGATATCAGGCAATCGGGTGTTCTGCTCTATGGCCAGGACTATCAATACCGGCAATTATGAATCTCTGAGATTGGAGTTTGGTCAGAGTATTGTAGTGGCTGATGGTGAGCCCTTTACTGAGGCTAAGGAAAGGGTCCGAGAAGAAGTAATGACTGAACTGGCCGACATGGTGGAAACACTTAGTGGAGCTATCAAAGAGTGAATCAGCTAGAACTCCAGAAATATATCAAGACAGTCAAGGGTGATTTATCTTTGAGCCGTATGGACTTGGATAAGCAAATGATTAGGCAGGGTGAATTATATGTCTATTATGCTATTGCTCAGTCTAGGGCTATGAGGGATGAGAAAAGAGCCAAGCTGCGTCTGGAGATGCTGGAAAGTAAAGTCTATCGGCAACTGAGCAATAATCATAGCCGAGTAACAGAAAGGATGGTGACAGTAGAATGCCATATAAATAAAAATTGGTTGAAAATCAGGCAGTTGGTAGATGAAACCGGGTATTCTGTGGATGTTTTGAAAGGAATAACAACAGCACTAACTCACAAAAAGGACATGTTGGTAAATCTTGGTGCTACAGTACGCATCGAAATGGAACGTATGAACATTTCTAAGAAAGGAAATACTTATGGCAGTTGATAGAAAGAAACTTTTAGCGGAGTTGAAAAAGGTCAAGGAAAGGATGGGCAAGATTAGATATTTGAAGGCCAATAGTGTCACTCATCTACGTGTTTTGGAATTTCAGGATGAGGAAGGTAGTATCATTTTTGCTCGATCCCTTGTAGAACACAAAAAAGCTGAGGAAGGCTTTCAGGGCAAGGGGAAAGTGTGTCGGTTACAGACTTTTGGAGAACAATGTGCTTATTGTCAGATAGATACTTTGGCCAAGGAGTCCGGAGAAACATCCCCTTACAGGTTCCGTAATACTTACCTGGTGTCTGCTATTGACATTGATAGTCTAGATAAAAAGGTTACGGTCTGGTCATTACCTACCACGGTATATAATGCCATTGCTGCATTATTGCTGGATGATGATTATGCTGACCTTCTGGAAGCTAAATCGGGTTGTGGTTTGACTATCAAGAAAGAAGGTTCCGGGCTGGATACAACCTATACTACCATGCCCATGCGTAATCCTTGGCCGGTATCACCATCGTTGCTCAAACAGGTGAAAGACCCCTTGGAAGTGGTTGATGATCCGGGCTTGGAGGCTCAGTTGGATGAATTGGGTATGGACAAGGAATCGCTGTTTGAGGATGCTGATGATCTTGGTGAGATTGAGGAAAAAGCTCCCAAGAAAAAAGGCAGGCCAAAAAAGGTAGTCGATGAAGATGGGGAACCCGAACCTACTGAGGAATCTGTTGAAGAAGCTGAACCTTCCGAAGAACCAGAAGAAGCTGAACCTGAGACAGAAGAAGAATCTACAAACGAACCTGCTTGTTTTGGTGAGTCTGATTTGTTTGAGGAAGATGATGAGGAAGGCTGTCAGACCTGTCCTTGGTTTGATAAATGTAAGAAGAAAGTTTTTAAGAAAAAGGCTGCAACCAAAACAGTTGCCAAAACCAAGGTCAAGAGGGTTAAAGAGGAACCTGTTGAAGAAGAACAGGAAGAAGCACCAAAGGTTAAGGGCAAGCGAGGACGCCCCAAAGGTTCTTCCAATGTTAAATCTGTACCGGAGAAGAAGTCAACAAAGTCAATGGCATCTAGGATTTTGGGTAAATGATTGAACTATCTTATGAACTCGGACCGGAATTTGAGAATCAGGTTATATCGGCAATACTTACGGATGGGGCCTTTTTTCTCAGATTCCGGTCCATCATCACCCCTGATATTTTCACCCAGGAAAATCATCGTTGCTTGATTGAAGAAACAAATAAGTATGTCCGGAAATATAAAAAGATTCCAAGCAAACATATTCTTATTGAGTGTGTGCGTAGGGCAACATATCGAGATAAAGGGGGTATGGTGGAAATTGTCAAACATGCTCACCCTTGTGAAAATATTGAATATATTCGTTCAAGAGTATTGGAATGGGCTAAGTGGTCGGCTATTGATCGGATATTGAAAGGATTTACGGACATGTCTGAAACTACCCCGACTGAGTTTGCTCAACAGTTAGAGAAGGCATCTCGTATTGGAGATGATTTGATAATGGAACATACCAATCTTCAGTATGGGGATACTACAGATGTCAGGGGAGAATATATTCCTACTCCCTGGTCTTGGTTGAATTCCAGATTAAATGGTGGTCCGGAGATTGGAGATTTATGTGTGGTACTTTCAATTGTCAATGGGGGGAAAACAACTGCTCTGGTAAATATAGCCTATCAAGCATTAGCTGTGGGAAAATTTGTGGTTTATTTCACCTTTGAAGATGGTGAGCATAAAATAAAAAGGCGTTTATTACAAAGGATGATGAATGAAACTATTGATGATTTGGTCAAAGACCCTATTTATACCAGATGCAGAAGGGTTAAGTTTTTGAAGGAAACAGGGGCCAGATGTGAAATAAAAGATTTGTCCTCTAGGCGATCTACGGTAGAGGATGCAGCAGGGTTTATAAAAACTTTGGAAGAAACATCGGGACGTAAGGTGGATATGGTTATTACTGATTATGCTGATAGATTTAGGGCTGTGAATAAATATAGTGAACCGAGACATGCTTTGAGAGAAATATTTGAGGACTGCAAGTGGCTGGCTAGAAATCTTAAAGTTATACATTGGACGGCTAGGCAAGCCAATAAGGCTAGAGCAGGTAAAGATATAATATCTATAGAACATGCTTCTGAATCATCCGGCAGTATGGAATCTCCTGATCTGGTTTTAGGGCTAGGTAGAACATTGGAGGATGAGAGGTTGGGTAGGATTACTTTATATTTAGGTAAGACACGTGATGCTGAGTCTCATCAGCGTTGTAGTCTGATGGTTGATTTTTCCCGGCAGAGTATGTTGGAAATGGAGTAGGAGTAAACTATGAATGAAAAATCGTGCGAGAAATGTGAACATTGCATTGACACTGCTATGCTTTATAACTGCGAATACGTTCCAATCGTTCGGCACAAATCTTGTCCATACGTCTATGCTTCTATCTGCAAGCATTACTTGGAAAAGGTCAAGCCGCCTGAGCCGAATGCGTGTTTTA